GGGTGGTTTTCGTATATTATAGCTTTGTTGAGACAAATCATCATGGCACTATCCACTTCTTCTATCGTCGCTTCCCTTCAAGATACTTTCGGACCTGAGGTTACTACTGGTGATATTCGTGGATGGTGTGCCATGAATGACATCAGTTACCAGACCGTCACCAAGAAACTCAATGAGTTCAAGGTTGGTCGTGGCAAGTGGAACCTCACGGTTCAAGAGAAACTCGAACAGAACTATCAAGCTCCCGCAGCTCTCCCCGTAATCGAACAAGACCTTATCCCACAGAAAGATGATTCCTTCGTCAAGTTTGGTAACTTCTCTGATATTAAAAAAATTATTCAGTCCCGTCTTTTCTACCCTACGTTTATCACGGGTCTCTCGGGCAATGGTAAAACGTTCCTTGTCGAGCAAGCGTGTGCGCAACTCAAAAGGGAACTGATTCGTGTCAACATTACTATCGAGACTGACGAAGATGACCTTATTGGTGGCTTCCGTCTGGTTAATGGTGAAACTGTTTGGCATAACGGTCCAGTCATCGAGGCTCTGGAACGTGGAGCAGTACTTCTTCTAGACGAGGTTGACCTGGCTTCTAACAAGATCCTGTGTCTTCAGTCAATCCTTGAAGGTAAGGGTGTCTTCCTGAAGAAGATCGGTCGATTCGTCAAACCTGCAAATGGTTTCCAAGTCATCGCCACTGCCAACACCAAGGGTAAGGGTTCTGACGATGGTCGGTTCATTGGTACAAACGTTCTGAACGAAGCATTCCTTGAACGTTTCTGTGTGACCTTTGAACAGTCCTATCCGACTCCTTCTACTGAACAGAAGATTCTTGAGTCCGATTGTGATGATAAGGAATTCTGTAAGCACCTGGTTGACTGGGCAGACATTATCCGTAAGACCTTCTATGATGGTGGTATTGATGAGATCATTTCCACCCGTCGTCTGGTTCACATCGTTCGTGCATACTCTATCTTTGGTGACAAAGCAAAAGCACTTCAGGTTTGTATCAATCGATTCGATGATGAAACTAAAGCAGCATTCCTGGAACTCTATGACAAAGTTGATGTAGATTTCCAAATGATTGACACTATGGAGGAATCTTGATAGAATGAACTCATGGTCCCTATTGTATGATGAACTCATGAGTGATGCTGAATGGGTGAGTGAAAACGGGGGGTACGAATATACTCCCCTCACCGAATCTTCTACGGGTAACGTAGATATCCACACAAATTATGAAATGACATTGAACATTGATAACGCTAATGGTTTCTGGAAATATGAGGAAGATGTAATCCTCAAGGAGATCCGTGACTATCTTGGTGGTACGTATAGAGCACATTATGCTAACGACAACAAGACTCAGACACTGGATCTGATTGACAGTATTGGTGACTCAGAAGCATTCTGTCGATCCAACGCAATCAAATATCTCTCACGGTTTGGTAAGAAGGACGGCAAGTCTAAACTTGACATCCTTAAAGCAATCCACTACTGTATTCTCCTCTATCATTTCTCTGGCATCAACAAGCAACCAAAAGGTAATTATGAAACTTTCTGAATCCACTGTATCTCTCCTGAAGAACTTCTCTTCGATCAATCAGTCTATCCTGTTCAAGGAAGGACAGAAGTTGCGTTCAATTTCAGTGATGAAGAACATCCTGGTTGAAGCCAATGTGTCTGAAGAGTTCCCCAAAGACTTCGGTATCTACGATCTGAACCAGTTCCTCAACGGTCTGTCTCTTCACTCCTCCCCCGATCTTGACTTTGACAATGATCAGTATGTTGTGATCAAAGAAGGTCGTTCTCGTTCTAAGTATTTCTTTGCAGATCCGTCTGTGATTGTTGCACCTCCTGAGAAAGAGATCACTCTTCCGACTGAGGATGTTTGTTTCCAACTGACCAGTCAACAACTGGAGAAACTGAAGAAGGCTGCATCTGTCTATCAACTCCCTGACATCTCTGTCATTGGTGAGAATGGTGTGATCAAACTGGTTGCACGTGATAAGAAGAACGATACTTCCAATGACTTCTCTATCATCGTTGGTGATACAGAGACTGACTTTGTGTTCAACTTCAAAGAAGAGAACCTGAAGATCGTCCCTGGTAACTATGATGTGGTTGTGTCAGAAAAACTTCTGTCCCGTTTCCAGAATCAGAACATCGATGTGACCTATTATATCGCTCTGGAACCTGATTCTACCTTTGGCTGATGAGACACATTCTCTTCACTTTGAAGGGTTGTCCTTTTGGATTGTTGGATGATGAGGCACACATTCGTAATGTTCTTGCGAATGCTGCCACGTTGTCTGAGAGTACATTACTTGGTATTCAATCCCATAAGTTTCAACCCCAAGGAGTCACTGCTGTTGCTCTTCTTGCAGAATCCCATATCTCCATCCATACATGGCCCGAGAATGGAATGGCAGTATGTGACGTGTTCACATGTGGTGAACAAACAAATCCAAGGTCTGGTGCAACATATATGTACGAGGCAATGGGTGCAACTGATCTTGTTTCTGAAATCTTCAACAGACCTTTGCAATGAATATCTTCGTCACTGATCCTGATCCTGTTAAGTGTGCTCGTGTCTTACCAGACAAGCACATCGTCAAGATGCCCCTAGAGACATGTCAGATGCTTTCTATCGTATGCTCTCTCAAGTGGGGTCATGGGTTCGGAACCATCCCTAAGGCAGATGGTCAACCATATAAGACCACCACAGGAGCCTTCCGTAATCATCCCTGTACCATCTGGGCAAACTCCTTTGTGAACAACTGGAGATGGTTACTTGCTCATGGATTCGCATTGTGTGATGAGTATGCACTGAGATATGGTAAACCTCATACCTGTTTCAATACTCTTCATGCAGCAAATGAAATTCTTCCATGTGCAGATCCACAGGGTAGATCAGGTAAAGGTCCAACACCTTTTGTATTTGCTGGACCTGATGAATTCAAGTATGATGAAGATATTGACATTTATACTAAGTACAAAAGATACATTGCATCAAAACCATGGGTCAAGGACAACTACCTGAGAATGCCCGAGAGAAAGCCGGATTGGGTTTGATTCCATTTAGTCTCTGTTTACTTGGCACACTTTGTGTTATAGTAGCAGGGTACTTCCACGGTCACATGAACATTGGTGCCGTGTGGCACAATTTGCATAACTTTAATTGATTATGAGTCGTAATGAATTTGTTTGGGTTGAATCGTATCGACCCCAGACTATTGATGATTGTATTCTTCCTGACGGAATCAAGAATACTTTCAAACAGTTTGTAGAGAAGGGTGAGGTGCCTAACCTTCTTCTTTCTGGACCTCCTGGATGTGGTAAGACCACTGTTGCTAAGGCACTTTGTCATGAACTTAAGGTAGACTATTATGTCATCAACGGATCCGATGAGGGACGATTCCTCGATACTGTCAGAACGAATGCGAAGAATTTCGCTTCGACCGTCTCGCTTTCTTCAACTGCAAAACACAAAGTCATCATCATTGATGAGGCAGATAACACGACCCCAGATGTACAACTCTGTCTACGGGCGTTTACTGAGGAGTTTATTGGGAACTGCAGATTCATCTTCACCTGCAACTACAAAAACAAAATCATCCAACCCCTCCACTCCCGATGTGCAGTCGTTGACTTCGCCATCAAAGGAAAAGAACGACAAGCCCTCGCAGGAAAGTTCTTCCAACGCCTCCAACAAATCCTCGATACAGAAAGTGTTGAATATGATAACAAGGTCCTGGTAGAACTTATCCAAAAACATTTCCCTGACTGGAGACGTGTACTCAACGAACTACAACGATATTCCGTCAGTGGAAAGATTGATACTGGTATTCTTGCCGCATTCACTAATGTAAAGACAGATGATCTATTCAAGAGTCTCAAAGATAAGGACTTTCCTAAGGTCAGAAAGTGGGTCGTTGATAATCTGGACAATGATCCTACTGTACTTCTTAGGTCTGTTTACGATGCTGTTTATTCACACCTGGAAGGTGCTGGGATTGCTGCTGCTGTGCTCATTATTGCTAAGTATCAGTATCAAAGTGGATTCGTTGCTGACCAAGAAATAAATATGCTTGCATGTCTCACAGAAATTATGGTGGAGTGTAACTTCAAATGAAATACCCAAGACAAAAGAAATCCAGAACGTATTACTACTTCTGGGCATTTATGGCACTTACAGTATTCTTTGGACAACTTTATGTTGGATATGGATACCGTCTGATGCATGGAAGTATTCTAGACCTACTAGATAAAGTTGATGGAGTTCTTCTCCATAAAACTAAAACTGATGAACCTAAATTTTATTGAAAATGAACGTTAAAGTATTTCGTATGTCCTCTGGTGAGGATGTGGTTGCTGATGTCCTTGAAGATAAAGAGGACAGTCTTGTTATCATGAATCCTATTGTTGCGTTTAATCAAGGTGATGGTCGTCTTGGTTTTGCACCTTATGCTCCTCTTCTGAAACGTGAAGAGAAAGAACTGGAGATCAATAAGAAGTGGATTGTATATACTGCCAACGTTAATGACGAGCTGGTAGATCAGTATGAGGAGATGTTCTCTCCATTGAAAACCCCTAGTAAGAAGTTGATCCTTTGATATGGAATTGAAAGATTGGTTGAATTCAATCAACTTTAACAAGGAGAATATTCTCGATGAGGACCCCACTCTAGCACGAGAATATCCTCCCTTTATTATTAATAAGTGTCTGTCAGGTCACTTGGATTGTGTGATGTTCGCCAATGAAATGAACAAGTATCATTTCTTGGATAAGGACATGCAATATAATTTTTATATAAATATTCTGAGAAAGAAGAAAAGATTTTCTCCTTGGCTTAGAAAAGAGAAAGTATCAGATTTAGAGTTTGTTAAACAATACTATGGTTATAGTAACGAGAAAGCATCTCAAGTTCTGAAAATCCTATCTAATGAACAAATTGAATTTATCAAAAAACGACTTGACACTGGTGGTACAAAATGACACAAACTGCTGAACCTCAGGTAACTTGGTCTCAAGACAAAATGGTCGAGATCAGGTTGAATGAACCTGATGACTTTCTTAAGGTAAGAGAAACTCTGACTCGTATTGGTGTAGCTTCTAGGAAAGAAAAGAAGTTGTATCAATCATGTCATATCCTGCACAAACAGGGTAAGTATTACATCGTTCACTTTAAGGAACTGTTCGCCCTAGATGGGAAGTACGCTAACCTTACTATTAATGATGTTCAGCGTAGGAATCGTATTACTAAGCTTCTTGCTGATTGGGGACTCATTACGATCCTGAACGAAGATTCGATTATTGATATCGCACCTCTGAATCAGATCAAGGTTCTGTCCTACAAAGACAAACAGGACTGGACTCTGGAACAGAAATACAACATTGGTAAGAGAGGGAAGACTGAAGAAGCCGAATAAATATCTTTGAGTCTTTCGTGCAGACTCTACGAATGTCGGAAACCCCATGAGACGGTGTATACACCGTCTTTTTTTATATAATTTTTCAGATGGAATTGAAAGAACTTGGAAAAATTTATAAACTAAATTCAAACGACGAAATTGATGATATAAAGGTCACTGAGACGGAGGTAGAATCCTCTGGTATACTTTCTCATATCATTAATTCTGTTTTTTGTATACTTAATTGTCAACCAAGATCCGTATATCTTAGAGGATCCTTGATTGATAAATCATTATCTGATAACACAGTTGAAGATTTAGATCTAATATTTGTTTATGATAATACAGATTATTTTGATTTCTTTGGAACAAGAAAATATGAGTCTGTAATGTATGTTAATTACTCATACGATGAAAATAAAATAGTGTTTCCTGATGTGAGAAGAACCATACAAGATGAAATTTATGAAATGATTGGTTTACATATTGATCTTGATATCTCCATAAAATCAGAAAAACTTTTTACGGAAGTTACTTATATCAATAAATTCCAATCAAAAAAAATATATGGTGAGGGTCAAGATTTATCCGTATCAAATTTGTCTAAAGATATTTTACTTCTCAAAGAAGAGCAAACTTTATCCAGAAGAAAAAAACTTTGTTCAAAAAAGATATTAAACCTGAAAAAGTTTTTATATAAGGAAATGACTTATGAGGGTAATATAAGAGAAAGGTTGATAAAATCTGTGCTGAAAATATTCTTCCGTGAATATTCTTTTGATATTTTATTAAGAAATAATTTTTTTAGTAGAGATATTTACTATTGTTATACTAGTATTGTGGGAGAATATCCTGATTATTCAAATCACTTAGAAGAACTTTTGGATTTGTTTTTGAATACTAAATCATATACCGATCGTGAAGTAATTGATCTTTTGAATAAACTTGAATATTTGATTAATGAGATTGAATTATTGATCGGTAATCAGTATAAGACGGTGTAGTTATCACTACATCGTCTTTTTTCGTATGTGTTATAATTAGTATGTAAGAGGTTCGGGTTCTACGGAACCCCCTTTTACGCCAACGGTTGCCTTCGGGGACCACACAAAACAATCTCGCTTTAAAAGGAGAAGTCACATGACACTAGCAAAGTATAATGCTGCCAATTTGGATCAGCTGATGGATCGTATTGCAAAGAACTCGATCGGTATGGATGAATACTTCGACAGAGTTTTTAATACTTCGGTAAATAACTATCCGCCTTATAATGTCATCCAGGTAAACGATACTGAAACTCAACTGGAAATTGCATTAGCAGGATTTAAGAAGGAGGATGTTCATGCTTACACCGAGTATGGAAAACTTTTTGTCAAAGGGAAGAAAAAGGCATCTGATGAGGAAAGGGTATTTGTCCACAAGGGATTGGCTACAAGAGATTTCGAGAGAGCCTGGACCCTTGCCGAAGACACAGAAGTCTCCAACGTCGTATTTGAGGACGGACTTCTCACAGTCACCTTGACTAAGGTTGTTCCAGAACATCATCAAAGAAAGGATTATCTTTGATATATAAAATAAACCATTGTGGTTGTGAACATGATTAAACCTATTATTCTGAGTGTAAGTGCCCTGTTGATTTCATCACCTGTTATGTCTCATCCTAGACACCCAAGAACAAGTTGGGAGTATTCATATCCTGAAAGGGATGTGATGGTTAGAAGGGATTATAAGAGATGTAGAAAAATTAAATATGTTACCAAATACGATAAGTATGGATGGTATACTGAAAGAAAAGTGCTTCCATTGAGATCATGTTGGAAGAATCGACCAAATGTAAAGGTCATCATCAAATAATAAATAGACCAGAATATCGTCGCCACTGACGGAGGGGTAACTGGCCAAATCCAGTTGACACCCCTCTTTTTTATTGGTATAATTTTTTTAGGAAAACTGTAGAAACATGAGTGTAAAACTTTTAACACTGAAATCCACTGAGGATGTAATCGCAGACGTTCAGGAGATGGTTGTTGAGGAGAAGGTTGTTGGTTACTACCTTAAATATCCTTGTCGTGTCAAACTGATTGCTGACATCTACGAACAAACGGGTTCGACTCGACTTCCATCTAAGATTCAACTATTGCCTTGGGCACCACTGAGTAGAGAAAAGGTAATCCCTGTAGTTGCTGATTGGGTGGTCACGATCACTGAACCAGTCGATCAACTTTTAAATATGTACAATGAAGGAGTAAGTAAGTATGAAGCCCCTCAAGATCCTAATTCTGATGAACAATCAGAAGCTTCTGACTCAGATTGAAGAAGTATCGGGCGAACTGGGAGATCCAGATTGTAAGTTGATTGAACCATTTGTTCTATCGGAAGATGGTACTTTATCTCCATGGTTGGTTGACATTACAAAACAAAACACCTTCATGATTCACTCTGACAAGATCTTGACTCTTGTAGACCCGAATAGTAAACTGACTGAGAAGTACGAAGACCTGGTTAAGTAATGCGCTTTTATACTAATGTCCAGGTCGTTGGTAACAACTTTCTGGTTCGTGGATATGAAAATGGGAAGAGTGTCATCTTCAAAGAAGAATACTCTCCCACTTTGTTTGTCAAATCAAATAGAGAAACAAAGTATAGAACTCTAGAGGGTGAAAATGTAGAACCCATTCAACCAGGTACGGTAAGAGATTGTAGAGAATTTTACAAGAAGTATGATGATGTAGATGGATTCAAGATCTACGGCAATGACCGTTATGTATTCCAGTACATCTCTGACAAATATCCTGAAGATGAGATCAAGTTTGATATCAAGAAGATTAATCTTGTAACGATCGACATTGAGGTTAAATCTGAACAGGGTTTCCCTGATCCAGAGTCTTGTTCTGAGGAGTTGTTGACCATCTCCATTCAAGACTATGCGACTAAGGAGATCAATACCTGGGGTAGGAAACCTTATACTCCTACACAAGATAACGTAACCTATCACTATTTTGAGGATGAGATCGCAATGATCAACTCATTCCTCTATCACTGGAGTCAGAATCCTCCAGAGGTTGTGACTGGTTGGAACTGTCGTTTGTACGATATCCCATACCTTTGTGGTCGTATTGATCGAATCATGGGTCAAAAGAAGATGAAACTTCTGTCTCCTTGGGGTATCATCAGTCAAGAAAGTATCACAATCATGGGTCGTGAGTTCAATACTTTCGACATTGCTGGTGTCACC